CTGATTGTTTGGCAGCCTCAGGTGTTGATCCTGATACCAAAGATACTCCTATCATTAAGGAATCTGACAAGTTTGACTCTTCGTTAAAGGGACATACTACAGGAATCTTTTTTGATGATCTTGGTAATACCAAATCCGATTTCTTGGATAAGGCACCTACAGAACGTATTATTGATATCAACAACAATATGATTACTTATGCGAATAAGGCTGATCTTCATGAGAAAGGAAAGATTGAAATCAGACCTAGAGTATTTGTGATCACTTCAAACGCTCCCTTGGCTAAACATGCGAATGTTGGATCTATTTGTCCATATTCTATTGTTCGTCGTGCCGATGTTCATTTGGAAGTAGAAGTTAAGAAGGAATTCGCACTTCAGGACGGTCGTCTTGATAGTGCTAAAGCCCTTGAGACTTTCCCAGGAGATTCGTTAGTGAATGATATTTGGGACTTGCAAATTTACACACCTTTGGAGAAGAAAGAAGGTGGGGATAATTCTCATTTACGTCACATTGATGGTGTCAAGGAAAATAAGCCTAGAACCATTAATCAGACCCTCCGTTTTTTGACCACCAAATGCAAGAAACATTTTGAGAATCAGCGCAGATTGATTAAGAAGGGAGAAGGTCTTGTTGCCTCACGTAGATACTGCAAATCATGCAATTTAGCTCATAATCTTTGTGAATGTGAAGCTACTGCAGGGTTGAATGAATTCTGTCGTGAAGTAAGTGATATTGTGGGAGATGCAGACGAGAATGATTTGGAAATGCCTCCTCTTTGTAATCGCGATGATGAAAGTGATTGTGAAAGCAATGATGAAGATGAAGGTGAGCAACAAGCTTCTTTGGAAGAATCCTTTGATTTTATCAAGGATCAATTTGAAATTATGGGAGCTCGTGTATCCAATTTCGTGGGAAAATTCCCAACCTGGTTTTTTACCAACAGATTAGTATCTGGGGCTTACATGCTTTGCAATGCCCGTAAATTTTTAACTTTTGAAAAGAAGGCTAGGAGAGGAGTTGGTTTTTCCTTATTGTCCACTTTGACTGCTTGTACTATGTTTGAACAAACTAATACTTTAATGTGTGGAGGAGCTCTTCTGGGCTCACATGCACTTTTGTATGGAGGTTTGTTAGCTAAATGGAGAAACGACCGTATGAACGAATTGCTTGCTCGTAGAGACGCAACTATTGACGTTTTCAGGTCTATTAGAGAGAGTAAGACTAAAGCATTTATTAGCATGTGTGCTATTACTGGAGTTATTTACAAATTCACTGGTATTTTCCGTACTGCAGTCGCTTTACAGCAATCTGCTCTTGTCCCTGAAAATGTTGAGGAAATCGAGAAGAGAGATACTGAGGTTAACCCTTGGGCAACAGCTGTTGCTGCTGAACTTCATGTTACTGATAAATCTGCTACTATGACGTTTGAACAAGTTTTGAACAAAGTTGAAGCTAATTTATGTCACGGAGTATTTGTTGAAAATGGTTTCCAACAGAAATGTGATGTTCTAGCCCTTGGAGGCAATACGTTCATGATGCCTTTGCATGTCTTCAAGAATCGTAAAGATATGAGAGCACTAATTACTCGCAAAAATCCATCTGAATTGAACTCGACTTTCAAAGCTATTGTTAGCACTAACTACATGATTCCAATCCCTGGAAAGGATTTGTGTTTAGTCAATATTGCTTCTGGAGGTGTCTTTGCTGACATTCGTCACTTGTTCCCTGATAAGATTACAGCTTCTGGATCAGGCCATTTCTTGTATAAGAATGGTGATGGTTCTCTGAAGTCAGATCCTATTCGTATTACATATACTAAGGATTCTAAATCTGGTGGAGCAGGTTACGATTATGAGTTGCCTTACAACACTTTTACTGGACTATGCATGGGTGTTGTAGTTGCCAATTTTGCACGTAAATGCATAGGAGGTGTTCACTTACGTGGTATTCCTGATTCTCCTAAAGGAAAGGCATTAACTGTCACTCAAAAAGAGATTCAAGATGTATGGGACCAAGCACATAAGAAATGGAAAGGTGCTTTTCCCTCCACTGTGAATGGTGATTTTCCCATTACTCGTTATGAAAAACAAGTGTTAGTTACTCAAGATATTCATGAGAAGTCCCCTGTTAATTACTTACCTATCGGCAGTAATGTCGAGTACTTAGGCCAGGATGGCAGACGAGTTACTCACACTAAGAGTAAAGTGCGAAAAACACCCATCTCAGATACCGTTGCTGAAGTAACTGGAGTTGAGAACCAACATGGTGCTCCGAAATTCCATAGAACTAAAATGTGGCAAGCATCCCTAGCTCACTCAGCCAATCCTAGTGCAGGGATTGAAGGTAGTCTCGTTGAAGCAGCATATAAAGACTATGTTAATGGTCTTATTGATGTTTTCAGACGTGACAAGTTTAAGTTGTGGGTTCTTTCAGAATTAACTCCTATGACCGATATGGAAACTCTTTGTGGTAAAGATGGTAAGCGTTTTATTGATGCTATGCCAAAAGGTACTTCAAAAGGTTATCCACTTTCAGGTCCAAAGAGAGAAATGATTGAACTATTGGATCCGTTGGATTATCCGGATTTCCAATGTCCAGCTGAAGCCCATCCTATGATTGTTAATGAAATGAGAAAAATGGAACAAATCCTTCTTTCGGGAAAAAGATGTTATTCAATTTTCAAAGCATGTGTAAAGGATGAACCAACCAAGTTAACTAAAGACAAGGTTAGGGTTTTTCAAGCTGCAGACTGGGCCACACAAATGATGGTTCGTAAATACTTTCTACCTCTTGCCCGTATTCTTTCGCTATTTCCACTCGACTCTGAGTGTGCAGTAGGTGTAAATGCTCAAGGTCCTGAATGGGATCAATTGGCAAATCATATGAAGAAACATGGTGTAGACCGTATTTTGGCAGGAGATTATAGTAAATATGATCTTCGTATGCCAGCACAACTTATTAATGCTGCTTTTGCTGCTTTAATTGAGATTGCAGAAAAGTGTGGTAAGTACACAGAAGATGACCTCACTATCATGAGGGGTATTGCAACTGAGATTGCTTATTCTTGTGTTGCTTACAATGGAGATATTATCATCCATAAAGGATCTAATCCTTCCGGACAAAATTTGACTGTTTACATTAACTGTATTGTCAACTCCTTGCAACTAAGATGTGCGTATTTCCACCTCTGGCCATCACACCTTGGTAAGCCAAAACCTTTTCGTGAGGTTTGTGCTATCATGACCTATGGTGATGATGTTAAGGGTTCCGTTAAGAAGGGCTATGATTGGTTTAATCACATTTCATATGCTGAATTCTTGAAGGAGCGTGATATGGTTTTCACTATGCCAGATAAGGAATCTGAGCCAACTCCTTACATGAATGATCTCGAAGCTGATTTTTTGAAGCGCGAGAACAAATTCAATGCGGATACTGGTATGATTCATGGAGCTTTGGCTGAAGAATCAATCTTCAAAAGTCTCCACACCGTCCTTGAATCTAAGGTTGTGTCTTTGGAAGACCAATCTGCTGGAAACATTGACGGAGCCTTGCGTGAATGGTGGCAACATGGCAAGGAAGTCTACGAATTGCGTAGAAAGCAAATGAAAGAGGTAGCTTTCAAATGTGGAATGACTGACTCTTGCAAAATGCTAACTGAATCATATGAAGACAGGCTTAAGCACTTCGAGATTAGATATCTTGGACGTGAACCTGATGAAATTGATGAGGTTGCTGATGAAGATGCATTTGCTTCTACAGTAGGCGATGAGTGGGATTTCTCAGAATAAATTCCAAACGCCTTGGAGAGGCGTAAAATCTATCCACTCCGGAACTATTCGTAGTATAAGTTTAAAATAGTTGTGTATATATGGATACTACATATTTTATAATTTACATGTTTGTATATTTTATGGAAGCTTTGTACATATAGACATCCTACCCTTAGGATACCGGTATTTACTGGAGGTTTCGTCAGCCAGGGAAACATTGTCGCACACAGGAGCAGCGGGTACTGCCCTGATGTGTTGTATATACTAAATATTGCCTACTTCAATTAATAATAATAATACAAATAGTCTTGGGGCTGACTCAAATAGTCCTTCTGGCGGTGCTTATAGTGTCTCAAAAGCACCTGAACAGATATCAACACAAAATGTACATTTTGTCGATGGAGACACACCATGGTCTTACGACATTTCATCATCACCGGATGCAACCACTCGACTCGCAGAGTTTAGCGACGCCGAGCTTGGTTCCTTCCTCGGTCGTCCCGTTAAGATTAAGGAATTTCAGTGGACTCCGGAAAGTACTAGGCTGTTTGAGGTTTTTAATCCGTGGACTGAGTTTTTTAGTAATGCAGATGTTTTAGAGAAAATTAACAGGTATCGTAATTTACGTTGTAATCTTCGAATGAAAATGCTTATTAATGGAAACTCTTTCTATTATGGGAGAGCTTTAGTCTCGTATAATCCATATTTAACTAATGATGATGTTACTCTTAAACGTGCGTTCTTTGAACAAGATTTAGTGGGTGCTTCTCAAAAGCCTCATTTTATGCTTGACCCGACAACGTCACAAGGTGGAGAGATGTTGTTACCATTTTTGTGGCCCGAGAATTTCCTCGATATCACATTCGGTAATTGGACTAACAATATGGGACGAGTTACTGTTCACGATTTTGACATTTTACGTCATGCAAATGGTGGTACAGATCCCATTACAGTAACAGTTTTTGTGTGGGCTGAGGATGTTGTTCTCTCTGTTCCTACAACTGTCCAGGCTCAATCTGGTACGGCTGATAGAGAATTAGACGAATTTGGATTTCCCACTTATGTCGAACAAGCAAGCGGGAAGAAGAAGAATAAGGGCCCCACGAAGAAGGTTAATAATACTAGGTCAAATGATGAATTCGTGAAAGACGGTCTAATTAGTAAACCAGCTTCAGCTATAGCTAACGCAGCTAACGCTCTTTCTATGATCCCAGTTATAGCTCCTTATGCAAAAGCCACCTCTATGGTAGCTACGCGCATCGGACAAGTGGCTAAAATTTTTGGCTATTCACGCCCACAAGTTCTTGAGGACACTAAGCCATATGTTCCTAGATATATGGGCAACCTTTCTAACACTGATACTCCTGAGCCTCTTGTCAAGCTGTCTGCTGATTCAAAGAATGAGCTTACTATTGATACGAGAGTTATGGGTCTTGGTGGAGAGGATGAACTTGCTATTTCAGCAATTGCTCAACGACCTTCCTTTTGGCAACAATTTGATTGGGCGGAGTCTGCCACCACCGACACTCTTTTAGCTTCTATGGTAGTTACACCTGCTCTTGTACGGACGCTTTCAGCATCCCCAGTTACTGAAGTGCATCCCACGGCTGTTGCTTTTGCTGCTAATCCTTTTGGAGCCTGGCAGGGTTCAATTAAGTTTAGATTTAATGTTATTTGTTCTGAATATCATCGTGGACGATTGCGAATCGTTTATAATCCACGTTCCAACAATGCAGGAGCCGTTCCTTACAATCAAGTCTACTCTACTACCATTGATATCTCAGAGGATAGAGATTTTGAATATGAGGTTAAATGGGCCGATGTTAGGGCGTGGAATATTTTGCCTGGTGCAAATCTTGCTCCAATTCTCCCCACTTTTAGTACTACTGCAAGTGTGGGTGCTGGTGATAAATATGACAATGGTTGTCTCAGCGTTTATGTTGTAAATGAATTAGCAACTCCTAGCAATACAAATGCTGCGGTTAAAGTACAAGTATGGGTTAGTGGAGGAGAAGACATCGCCTTTTCCGTTCCTACTGTTGACGGTCTGAAGAATCTATCTTACTTTCAACAACAGAGTGACATTGCTCCGTATGTTCAACAAGCGGAAGAAGCACCTGATGTACTTGCTATGAGTACTGATGAATCAAATTCTCCCGATTGTTCTAATGAAATTGAAACATTTGGAACTAATGCGGATATAGTGAAAGAAGATAACCAATATCTAGTTTATCAAGGAGAACGAATAGTGAGTTTTCGTGACTTGTTGCGAAGATACCATTATCATTCATCTTATTGGCCTGGTGAAGTTGGCTCAGGCACTAGAATGGTTTCGATTGACCTTACGGATTTTCCGTACTACAGAGGATGGGATGCAAACGGTGGTGATGCCGGTGTACCGAGTGGCGGAGGGTCTGCTCCATACAGTTTTTGTAATACAACCTTGTTGAATTATTTAACACCTGCATTTGTTATGCGAAGGGGAGCGTTGCGTCATAAAGCGATGCTCATCGATCAGCATGCGCGTGGCCATAGTGGATCGTTTGGTGTTGGTAGACATGATCTCTTAGGTATTAGTAATTCGATGAGTGCACACCCATTGGATTCAACTAATATTGGAGATCGGCGAAGTCAGATGCTGGAGACTTTGCGTGGTTCCTTGGGAGGAACTGCGGTTACGCCAGCTTTTAATAACCCCTGTTTAGAATATGAGACTCCTTTTTATACAGCGGGACAGAGATTTGTTCCTGCTAGGGATCTTAATTATTATGCTGGGGCTTATACTGGCCACGAACTTACTACAGAAGTTAAAGATTCTGATGGTGACGTTTACATGCGAATTGATAAATATATTTCCACAGCGGAAGATTTTCAATTGGGACTCTTTATTGGAGCACCAGTTTATTACGCATATAATGATCCTACAGCAGCTTAGATCTTTTGGGTTCGATCATGGCTATTTATATACAATTTTACTTTATATTTTATGTTATATATATTGTATATGGGGATAGACGACAGTCTTTAAAATGTCGCAAGAGGTTTTCTCATGGGGAGAAAATCAGGATACTGCTCGGCGGCTGAGCAGGGGTATGGATACCTGTCCATTCCTGGATGAGATGTTTATACATCTTACGTTGTGCTATTTGTAGCTCAAAGGTTTTATATACAGAACCCTAGTAAGATGTTCGCATCTTGCCTGGGTTTTGGATTTTTACTTTGGGTCGCAAATTTCTATAGCGTATGTCCGAAATTGTATATTTTAGATATGTAGTGTTCTTTGGAGGTTAACAATTCCTCGCGTGACTACATGACTAATTGGG